GAAAGCCAGGAATAGAGCAAATTCGTAAAATTAAAGCTGGAATGAATACCCGAAGAGATAAAAGCTTTTAAAGTTTAACGTTTAACTTAAATTTATTTGTATGATAAATCTGATACCTTGGGTTTATCTTCTTGTTTTATATTATTAGGATCTGCATTATTATATGCAAATTGTGGTCTAACAAGTTTAGATGGTATATATGTTTTCTATAATATAGAAATTCCTTCAGCATTTGGAGAACCTATTTCTACTATATATTCTTTTGGTGCGAAACCTGAAATATTAAGTATGGGATTTTTAATTATGTCTGTAGGATATTTATTTAAAGTATCAGCTGCACCTGCTGTGTGATATAGGAAATCACTATTACGGGTAAAACTATCAAATTCCGGGAAACCCCTAAAGCTTTTGGTACCAAACCGTGGCCGAAAGGCCACAGGTGGATGAATTAATTACTCATGTATGGTAATAAGTCAAAAGATGATTGAAAAAGAAATGGGAAATCGCGGATCTAAATCAGTAGTCTATTTAGTATTAGTTAGTTTGCTAATTTATGCATTCTCTCCTTATATCTCCTTCATTCTCTCCTTGGTATTGCACTTTAATGAGTTACTTTTCTCTAACTCAATTTTATTAGCTATATTTCCTTTTAATAGTAGAAATTTCTCTTCTACTTCGGCCTGCCTCCGGTTATTTAATGGTTTACATACCTTACCTGAATCTGTTGTTCCAGTAAGGGTATACGCAAATGTTGATACCCAAAAACTCGAAATACTTAAAGAAAATAAAAACAAATCTGGTGTTTATTGCTTTACCAATCTGACTAACGGTAAAAAATATGTAGGGTCGAGTACGAATCTCAGAAAAAGATTTTTGGTATATTATAATACTAATAAATTAATTGAAAATTATTGCATGAATATTAATCGGGCATTCTTGAAGTATGGTTATTCTAATTTTAGTTTAGAAATTATGGAGTACTGTGAACCTGAGAAATGTCGAGAAAGAGAGGGTTATTACTTTAATAAATTCAAACCAGAATATAATATAGCAAAGGAACCCGGTGCTCCAATGTATGGCCGTAAACATTTAGATTCAACTAAAAAAAAAATGAGAGATGCTCATAGAGATTCTCAGAATTCTGGTCGTTTTAAAAAAGGTCAGAAGAAGATAGAAGGATCTGGAATGCCCTGTCAAGCTATAAAAGTTTTTGATAACAAAACTAATCAAACAACTGTTTACGAGTCTATTAGTGAAGCAGCTATAGCCTTAAATATTAATTTCCAAGCAATCTCAAAATATTTTATTAGAAATCAACAGAAACCTTATAAAGGTCAGTATACATTTAAAAAGTTATAGCTACTTTATATAAGTGATAATTTTTGCTGGCTCTACATACACCGGGGTAATTTATATTGCTTTTCCAATCAGACGAACGGTAAAAAATATGTGGGGTCGAGTGTAAATCTTGGAATAAGATTTAGTCAATATTTTAATGTTAATAATTTAACAAGACAAAACTATATGGCTATTTGTAAGTCATTACTTAAATACGGATATTCAGGATTTTATCTTGAAATATTAGAATATTGTGATTCTTCTGAGTTATTAACAAGGGAGAAGCATTTTATGGATCTTTTGAAACCGAATATAATATTTCAACAGAACCAAGTCATCCGTTTTTAGGCCGTAACCACTCGGACGAGACTCGGGCTAAATTGAGTGCTTTTTTTTAAAGGAAAAGTTTATCCTGAGCGGGCAGGAGAGAATAATCCTTTTTTTGGAAAGACCCATTCCGATGAAACTCGTAAGAAGATTTCTGAAGCTAAGACAGGTCTGCAAGCAGCTTTTTTTGGGAAAAACCATTCAGCTGAATCTCGTAAGAAAATATCAGATGCGAAGTTGGGCCAAGTAAAACCTGTAGGATCGGGTAGACCTTGTAAAAGAATAGAAGTATTTGATAATAAAAATAATTCAACAACTATTTACGATTCTATCCGTGCAGCTGCCAGAGCCTTAAATATGGATTGCGGGATTATTTCTAGTTATTTAAAGCGTAATCAGCAAAAACCTTATAAAGGTCAGTATATTTTTAAACAGGTATAATAGTGCTGAAGTTAATTGGTGTCTATTGAAGTTTCCTCCGGTTTATCCGTTGATGTGAGAAATTATTCTACTAACAATTCAGTGGTTCCGGTGATCAAATATAGTAATGCTGATATTCAGAAGCTACAAATTATAAAAGAAAATAAAGGTAAAAGCGGAGTTTATCGCTGAGTAGGCCAAGTAAATGGAAAAAGCTATATAGGTAGTAGTGTGAATTTAGCCAAAAGGTTTGGAGGTTACTATAATATTAACTTTATAAGTAATAGAAGAAATAAAAACATGTTAATCAATAAAGCGCTTCTTAAATATGGTTATGCCAACTTTAGCGTAGAAATACTGGAGTATTGTGAACCATCTGAAGCAGTTTCAAGGGAGCAATATTTTATAGACAGGTTAAAACCTGAGTATAATATTTTAAAAAATGCAGCCTCCTTACTTGGTTTCAGGCATTCTGATGAGAGTATTGCTAAAATGAAAGCAAAATTAAAAGGTCGTATTTTCACACCAGAACATCTAGCAAATTTGTCTGCTGCGAAAAAAGGTAACAATAATGCAACAGGTAGTAAAGGTCGTAAACGAGCAGAAGGAGCAGGTAGTCCTAGTGTTCAGATAGAAGTTTTTGATCAGGAAACCCGAATGAAAACAATATATCCTTCAATGAGTGCAGTTGCTAAAGCCTTAGGTGTACCTTCAGGAAGTATTCGAATGTATTTTTCTCGTAATACTCATAAGCCATATAAAGGGAGATATTTATTGCAAAAATTAGCTGGCTAACTAAAGCGTAGGCGTATTGTAAAAGAGCAACGAGTAAACGGTAGTTGACACGGTGTGGTGCCCTCTAAAGTAAGGTGTACTCTAATAGGTTTCTCTCTAAACTATCGAGTAAAAATCCTTACGAAGGGTAACCAAATAACATATAAATCCCATTACGGCAGATCATATACTTCCATAGTAAGGCAGGATTTAATTACGAATTTAATAATGAACCCTTGATTCGCTACAGGTTTCTCGGATGCTGAATCTTGCTTTACTCTTAGTGTTGTTAGAAATAAGGAAAGAAAAGTTGTTGACGTGTTAGTCATTGTTTTCAAATAACTATACATAAAAAAGATCTAGTGCTATTAGAACAGATTCAAAGTTATTTTTTAGTGGGGAGTATTACTAAACATAGATCTGACTCAATTCATTATCGTGTTCAATCGGTAGAAAATTTAATAGTAATAGTAAATCATTTTGATAAATATCCGCTAATAACTCAAAAATGATCTGATTATCAATTATTTAAACAAGCACTTATGTTAATCCAAAACAAAGAACATCTAACAATGGAAGGGATAAGTAAAATTGTGGCAATTAAAGCTTCAATGAATAATGGTCTACCCGATGAGTTAAAATCTGCCTTTCCAGGAATTATTCCAGTACAGAGGCCTAAAGTATTAAATTGTCAGATTAAAGATCCTAATTGATTAGTTGGGTTTGCGTCAGGTGAAGGATCTTTCTGGATAAATATCTTTAATTCATCTACTCATCGTATCGGGTTTCAAGTAACAATGGTATTTCAACTAACCCAACATGTAAGAGATGAGCAACTAATGAGAAGTTTGATTGCTTTCTTTGGTTGTGGGTCAATTAGAGAAAGAGGTCTAGTGGTAGATTTTCGAGTTCAGAAATTTTCAGATCTAACCGAGAAAATAATTCCGTTCTTTAAAAAATATCCAGTTTTCCCTGGGAGGAGTCAAATCTAAGGATTTTGCTGACTGATGTCAAGCAGCTGACTTAATAAAAAATAAAGCTCCTCTAACTGCTGAAGGGCTAGACCAAATTCGTAAAATTAAAGCGGGAATGAACACTGGAAGAAAATAAAAGGGATTTATCTGCTCTATTGCACCGTGTTTAAGATATACTCTAACGGGTTTCGAAAGAAACTATCAAGTCAAAATCCTTTCTAACCAAATAATAGGGGTTATAATATTATTATTATTTTCCCCGGAAGTAAATACAACGGACTCATTTTTAGCATTAGCTGCTACACCAGTTCTAACTTATTCTAATTCTGATCTAGATAAACTAGCTATTTTTAAAGAAAACCGAGGAAAATCCGGTATTTATCGTTGGGTAAATAAGGAATCAGGTAAAAGTTATATAGGTAGCAGTACAAATCTTTCTTTTCGTTTTAGTAAATATTTTAGCTTAGCGTGTTTAAATAGAAGCGATTATATGCCTATTTCTCGAGCACTCTTAAAATATGGTTATTCTAACTTTAAGCTGGAAATTCTTGAATATTGTGAGCCTTCTAATTGTTTAGAAAGAGAGCAATATTATCTCGATAGTTTAAACCCCGAGTATAATATTTTAAAAATTGCTGGTTCTTGTTTGGGGCATAGATGGAAACTTTCTAAGACTCGTCTAGGTCGAAAACAAACTGAGGAAACTAAACAGAAAATTAGTTCCTCCTTTTCCCACCCCCCACCCCACACGTGTGTGGGGTGGATTGAATCTCTCAAGTAGACTAAGACATTATTATTCTCAAGTATACATGAAGGGTGTTTTAAAAAGATCTAATAGTATTATATTTTCTGCTGTTTTAAATTATGGGATTGAAAACTTTTCTCTTACAATATTGGAATATTGTTTGCCTGATGAGCAGTTTGAAAGAGAAGATTACTATATAAAAACTTTACAGCCAGAATATAATATATTACAAAAAGCTGGTTCTTCTTTAGGGTATAAGCATTCTGAGGGAGCTAAAAAAAGAATTAGTGAATTTATGTCAAGTGAGAATAGGCCAGAAGGAGCAGGAAGACCTGGGCAAAAGATAGAAGTTTTTGATAAAGAAACTAATCTTACCGCTACTTTTGATTCTTTCAGTGCAGCTGCGACAGCCCTAGATATCCGATATGGGGCTATTAAAAATTATTTGTATAAAAATCAACAAAAACCATATAAAGGAAGATATATTTTTACGAAGATATAAATTTTACCTGCTTCCATTTATTTGTCTCTCTGTGTTTTTGATTTTGCTTTTCTAATCCTACTAGCGGTATCTTAACACTAATCACGTATATGAGCGTACCTGGAGTAGAGTTAATAGTATACTATAGCCCACTAAATAAGTGTAGGAAAAATAAAACCGGATGTATCTTCAGTCCCGATTCCAGATCCACAATGATTAGCCGGATTCACTAGCGGAGAAGGATGTTTTTTCATTGTTATTCAAAAATCAAAAGATACTAAACTTGGAGAAGCTGTTCAATTAAAATATATACTTGTTCAACATTCTCGTGATGAGCAATTAATGAAAAGTTTAATGGAGTATTTTGGATGCGGGAATTTACTAAAAAAAAGAGAGACAGTTCATTTTTCAATTACAAAATTTACCGATCTAACCGAGAAAATAATTCCGTTCTTTAAAAAATATCCAGTTTTCCCTGGGAGGAGTCAAATCTAAGGATTTTGCTGACTGATGTCAAGCAGCTGACTTAATAAAAAAATAAAGCTCATCTAACTGCTGAAGGGCTAGACCAAATTCGTAAAATTAAAGCTGGAATGAACAAAGGAAGAAAATAATCTAAATTGCCTGCGGGGCATCACTACACCGAAAGATGGCTTCGCAAATGCAATGGAAAAGTGTATTTACTTTTTATTTATTTGCATGATAAATTTGATGGCCGTGTTCCATTTTTGATCTCCTGCCGGATGATCTGGGAAATCATCTATATGGGATAAATTACCAAACTCCGGGGACACCCTAGAACTTCTGGTACCAAGCCATAGTCGAAAGGCTATGAGTGGCTGAACTAATTACTCAGGTATGGTAATAAGCCAGAAGGCTTCTGAAAAGAACGTGGGTTATCGCGGATCTAAATCAGATTTTAAAGAGGTTACTTCTTATACACTTTTAGGTTTCGCGCTCTCAGAGTCGACGGGCCTAATTTCTTTTATATTAATAAATATATTTTTCCACTTTACCTTTTTTTTAGGTTCCGCCGACTCGGCGGACTTATTAATAGCTATTACACCAATTGGTGCAAGTCACTTTTGTACTGTTACAGGCAACGACAACAGTGAATTAGTTCCACCCCCCCCCCAACCCCCGAGGGGGCTGGGGGGGGAGATAAACGGGAGGGGGTGGCGGTTTATGAGAACTCTGACTTGCAAAAGGTGGATATTCTTAGAGAAAACAAGGGTAAATCAGGTATTTATCGTTGAACTAATAACGTATCAGGTAAAAGTTATGTTGGTAGTAGTGTTAATCTCTACCGAAGACTCCGATATTATTACGATTATTCTACGCTTTCTAACCCTAAATGTAATATGTCAATTAACAGAGCCCTTTTAAAATATGGGTATTCGAGCTTTAAACTGGAAATTCTTGAATATTGTGATCCGCAAAATGTTATCATTAGAGAACAATTTTATTTGGATTTATTAAAGCCTGAGTACAATATTTTAGCTAAAGCTGGTTCATGTTTGGGATTTAAACATTCTGCAGAAACTAAACAAAAAATGAGAGAAGCCGAGCATTCTGGTCGTTTTAAAAAAGGTCATCAACATGCAGAAGAAACTAAAACGAAAATTAGTGAAGCTCATATGGGTCGAAAACACACTGAAGAGACTCTCGTTAAGTTTATAGGTCGTAATAGGCCAGCTGGAGCAGGTAGACCTGGCCAAAAGATAGAAGTTTTTGATAAAGAAACTAATCTTACCACTACTTTTGATTCTTTCAGTGCAGCTGCGACAGCCCTAGATATCCGACAGGAAGCCATTAAAAATTATTTAGCTCGAAATCTACAAAAACCATATAAAGGAAGATATATTTTTACCAAGGTTTAACCTCGCTTCCTTTATTTCTTTGCCTTCTTTTTTAGTTGGCTTGCTTGGTTTATTTTTATTTCAGTTTCGCCCATATAATCTTCTTCTTTTATGATTGAGCTAAATATCTCATCCATAAACAAATTGAATGAATTTACAATTTTAACCCATTTTAATCGATTAGGACGAATTCTGACCGGGATAAACTGGATATCATTAAAGATAATAAAGGGAAATCAGGTATTTACCGGTGGGTAAACAAGGACTCACTCCGCGGCAAAAGTTATGTCGGAAGTGGTACAAACCTGGGATTGAGATTTTATAACTATTATAATATTAAGTATTTGATGTGACACGATTATATGGTTATTTATAAAGCATTGTTAAAGTATGGTTATGCTAATTTTTCTCTAGAAATACTCGAATACTGTGAGCCTTCTAAATGTGTAGAAAGGGAGCAATATTATTTGGATCTGTTAAAACCCGAGTATAATATCTTACCCACTGCTGGTTCTTCTTTTGGATTTAGACACTCTGAGGAAAGTAAAAAAAAAATTAGTTCCTCCTTTTCCCACCCCCCACCCCACACGTGTGTGGGGTGGGGGTTGGGAGGGACGGAAAGTTTTAGTCCCCCCCCGCGCCTCCTGTTTATCTGGTGGGGGACTAAAGAGGGGAACTTCGCTGGACCTTTCAGCAGTGAGGGGATGAAAGGTAACAAAAATGGGGAAAATGGGTTAGGCCGTCAAAGAAAAGATCAGATGGAGCAGGTAGCCCAAGTGTTCAGATAGAAGTTTTAGATCAGGAGACGGGGACTAAAACTGTTTATCCTTCAATGGCTGAAGCAGCCAGAGCCTTAGGTGTGCCTTCAGGTAGTGTTCGAATGTATTTTTCTCGTAATACCCAGAAGCCCTATAAAGGTAGATATTTGTTGAAAATCTTTTAACCTTTACCCCCACGCAAAAATAGCTGAAAGTGGAAATTATGAAAGATAATAAGGAAAACCATTAATCTGTAAAAGAGCAACGAGTAGACGGTAATTGATGTGTTATTTTTACGCATTTAAGGTATACTCTAATGGATTTCGAAAGAAACTCTCAAATCAAAATCCCTTCTAACCAAATTCAACAAAAACGACTTTATTCTACATACCACGGCAATAAAATTTCAGTTAATAACCACCAAAAGGTTAATAACCTTTCCGAAACTAATAAACTCACTCTACTAAGCATACCTTGGTTTGTTACGGGGTTCGCTGATGCTGAAGGATCATTCATGATTGTCATTAGGAAAGCACTTCGAAATAGCACCACACACAGGTTGTTTTTTTTAACGTACGACAGAATTTGTATGATAAATTTGAGGGCCTAGGATGTTTATGACGCGGCGATCCCTACTATAGTTACTACCTTTAGAAACCAAAATTTTCTGGGTAGCCAGCACGGTTTTATTCTACAAGATCCGCAGCAGCAGGCAATAACCCCTCAGCTAATAATCTTTCAAGAGCTAATAATCTTTCAAGAGAAATTGGTAAAGACATTATGCTGACCATACCTTGATTTGTTACAGGATTCGCTTAGGGGAGGGATGTTTTTTAATTAATATTTTTATAGATAAGAGTTTCAAAACAGGTTGACGCGTTAAACTTTTTTTTCAAATAAACTTAAATAAAAAAGATTATGTTCTATTGGAACAGATTCAAAATTATTT